GGTGAAGAATTACCGGCTAAGGTAATTCTTGTACCTAAAACGCTGAAAACACCTCGTGTAATCGCAAAAGAGCCAACTGTCATGATGTTCATGCAGAAGGCAATCGCGCGATCTATCACGATTTCTGTCGAGAGCTATAACCACTCGCGGCAGATTTTCGGATGGCAGGATAGGGTCCATAACATGGACCTAGCCCGTCAAGGATCCAGCGATGGATCCCTTGCTACACTCGATTTGAGTGAAGCATCCGATCGTGTTTCCAATCAGCACGTACGTGCGCTACTCGCTCACTACGGTTCCCTTCGGGAAGCCGTAGAAGCTTGCAGATCACGGAAGGCTGAAGTACCTATTGGGCCGGAAAGAAAAACCATAATCCGACTCAGTAAGTTCGCGTCTATGGGTTCAGCGCTAACGTTTCCCTTGGAGTCAATCGTCTTCGCGACGATCGTCTTTATGGGGATCGGAAAAACGCTCAATCGCCCGTTGTCCAAGAAACTCGTAAACGAGTTTATTGGACGGGTACGCATCTTCGGGGATGATTTAATCTTCCCCGTCGAATTTGTGCCAGCAGTGACTTCGCTACTACGAACTTTTGGGCTCGTAGTGAGTGAAGACAAGTCTTTCTGGACTGGTAAGTTCAGAGAGTCTTGTGGTGGTGACTACTATGAAGGAGAGGACGTATCCGTTGTCCGTCTCCGGAGCAGTATACCCACCCACCGCAGGAACGGTCCTGAGATTATCTCGCTGTATTCTTTTCGAAACCAGTGTTACCATGCTGGTCTCTGGAACACAGTGAGACACGTGGATAACGTTATTAAGAGGCTTAAGTTACCTCTTCCTATCGTCGAATCCACATCTCAAGCGCTAGGACGTCAAAGTTTTCTCGGTTATCAAGCCGAGAGAACCGATCCTGACCTCCAAAGCCCATTGGTTAAGGCTTTGGTCGTCAAGAGTACCATTCCAAAGAATTCTTTGGATGGTATCGGCGCCCTTCACAAGATTCTTACTAGATCAGCTGAGTCCCCCGAAACTGAGGAACTCATCTGGGACCCGACAAACTGCCAAGTTGTCGATGTAGGACATCTGGATCGCTCCGGACGCCCTCGACGCGTTGACACCAAGTCGAGATGGGTGTCACCTTTTTAGGTGTGACACTCAAACGGTACCAGGGTGAAATTAAGCCCTGGTAGAAAGAAGTTTCCTTCTTTCAGTGAGGGCCTCAAGGTGTGGTCCTCTCGGACCACCATGAATTCTTGATTTTCTGAGACGCTTTAGGGCGTTGCCTTAAACGTCTCAGAAGAATTACCTTAAGGTCCGAGGGGTGCACTTTGGCAGTGCAC